CTGCGTTCTTACTGCCTCGACGGGTGTTTCATTCTGAACCTCGTCAAACTGCTGTGACAGTAATTCTCGACGATCTGGCTGTTCAGTATTTTCCAATTGCATACCCCTTTAGGTAAATTTACGACGGATTTCTGTGAGAATCTGATTAGCTTGCTTATGTGTCATGTTTGCCAACTGCTGCCGCATGACTTCCTTGCGTGTGTCAATTGGCGGTGGCAACTTGGTTTCCATCTTCTCGTTGCCGACTTCAATGCAGCCATGTTGCCGCAAATGGTCACGATGGATAGACCGGCTCGTAATCATTGACCCGTCGATCATGGATTTGTAAGGGACAATGTCTGGCATAACCATTGGTGCAAGGCTGTCGTAATGCTCTTTTGAGCCTTTCTCGACTAACTCGCCATTAACGTAAATGTATGTTCTCTTCATAGCAGTAATAAAACGTCCTCATCATCCATTTCAATATAAGCGTTGTAAATCTGCTCAACTCGGTCAAAACTAGCAAGCATTGCATCGTAATCAATAACCGCTGGCGCTTGGATCGTGGCTTGCGTAATGACAAAGGGTTCGGCAATTTCCTCGGCTAACTCAGGCTTGCCTTCGACAATACGCTCAAATAGTTTTAATACTTCGTCACGCCTAGCCTTTGCCTTTGCTGCTTCACGTTTGCGTTGTTCTGCCTCTTTCTTTTTACTTACGCCGCCATCGTGAAAGTCAAAGATAACCGGACTGACTGTGACAATCGGGATTGCACAGAACGGTTGCGCTGCAAAGGCGTTAAAGCCAAACATTACTCAGTATCTACCGGATCAGCCCACGGTAACGGGGCAGGCTGTGGTGTTGGAATTTTCTGAGCGTCAATTTGGTCTTGCACTTCTTTCTCCCACAATGCAATGCGTTTAGCGCCAGCGGCATTTTTTGTCCATTGGATAGCTTGGGCTTCAGTCACTTGGTCGTATGGCGTGTGGTTTGCAGGATCGCCCTCGAGCAAATTGAGCGAGTAGCTGACCTGACCCGTCAAACCGCTTTGCTCGTCTGACAAGGTAAAGTTAACCATCGTCACCATTGTCGGCACGGTTTCATTGGTAATCATTAAAGAATTGATTGTCCACTTCATTTCTTGACCTCGGCGTGAGTAATAACGGCAGCGTCTGCTTGCTGTTTGAGTTTCATCATTAAGGGATAACTGTGACCTTTGTTTAACTGCTCACCAAGCAATTGCAAAACAAAGTTAATTTCTTCTAGCGTTAATTTAAAAGGTACGTCCATTGTTATCCTACAAGTAAACGGCGGGAAGTGCCGCCTGCGTCTGTGATTGTGATGTAACCGGCTTGGGCAAGGATGCCCGCCGTGTACGTGCCAAATTGGACTGTGCCTGTGCCTTTTGGAGTAAGCTTTAAGTTGATGTTTGCGTCACTTCCGCCCGTGGAAATATTTGGTGCGCCTGTCGTGGCTGCACCTGTAAGTTGTACATAATTAACTGCCGAAGCTGTGCTGGCTATACGGACTTGTTGACCGCCGCCTGTTCTAAAGCCATGCGCCTCAGTACCTTTTGTATCAAAAAAAGTATAAATATTTGTATCAGTACCTTGCGCCCCAAAAATAATTCCGCCACTTGTAGCTGCGCCAGTAACTTGCCAATAGTTAACCGAATTAGTATCAGAAATGCGTAATTGAGTGCCGCCAGTAGTATTAAATGATAATGTTGAACCAAGCGACTTTATTGATGTGCTACTTCCAATGTTTGCGTATGCAGCAGCACCACTACCACCGCCACCTGTGATACTAATTGTGGGCTGTTCTATATAACCTGACCCCGCTGTTGCTACTGTAATAGATCGCAACGACCAGCTTAAATTAAAAGTTGCGCCTGTACCTGTACCTCCAGTAACAGTAGCGGGAGTTGATGGCGGTAGTGCTGAGTAAATTCCAAATGACCCTGTTAATACAGAGACGGATGTAATAACACCAGCAGAAACAGCAGTAACGGTAAGTTGTAACTGGTCTGTAAATGTGCCGCCAACAATAGTTATCACATCGCTAACTGTATAACCTGTACCGCCAGAAACTAGACCAATACCAAAAAGATTATAGTTTGTTGATGCAGTTGCTTGAACACCCCCTGCGGTAGTTGGTGCGGAAATTACAACGCTAGGGTTTGTTGTATAGCCCGAACCAGTAGCAGTCCTAGTAATGGCAGTAACTGTCCCACCATTAGAGATATTTACACCTGAGCTGCCCGCAACCAAATCAATAGCACCCGTGCCTTTTGAAATGATTGGTAAAGAAATATTAGCGTCCGTTCCTTGTGCCGAAAACACAGGCGCACCTGTAGTAACCGCACCCACCGCTTGCAAATAGTTAACCGCACTTGCTACGTTATTAACTTGCAGCGATTGATTGCCTGACAAGCCGCCAAGCCGTGTATCACCGCTGCTGTTTAACGTAGAGAACGATCCCGCCGCTACGGTAGTTGAGCCAACCGTTGTGCCATCAATTGCGCCGCCTGTAATCGCTACGCTGTTGGCTGCTTGCGTGGCAATCGTGCCAAGCCCTAATGCAATTCTAGCCGCTGCCGCTGTTGCCGCGCCTGTGCCGCCGCTTGTGACAGGCAACAAAGCACCCGCTGGCGCAACAATTGTTGTGCTGTCGCTGTATACAGCCTTCTCAGCAGGGTAAGTCACAAACACGGTTAGTGTGCCGACAAACGACACAAGCGAACCCGTAGACGATGAAATCAGCGTAGTCCGCGCCAATGTGCCAACGCCAACCGTGCCGATACCAACTTCCCATTGATTTGTATCAGACGTAATCGTGTAATAACAGGTGTTCCCGTTGCCAATACCCGTTGCAAACGTCTGAAACCCTGCATACGCACCTGACAAGGTAAGCGTACCCGTGCCTGTGGTGGTCGAATACTCCTGTACGCGATCTGCAAGAACAAGTGCCATTATTGGATCACCTCTACGCCAATTGCTTTACCGTCTTTGCCGCGAATAATTCGTTTAGGAGCAGCCATCACGCCAACAGCGCCATCAATCCGGTTCATCGCCTGACCAACCATATCTGCCATGTTGCTGTGCAATTCGTGCATTTTGCCCATTGCCATTGCTAGATTATCGCCTAACTCTCGCGTAACTTTCTGACTTGCAGCCTCTTGTGCCTCAAGTAAGGGAATGTCAACGCCAGGGTTAGCAGAAATCCTTGCTACCGTGATTTTAGTGGCCTGCTCAAGCTCTACTTTCCAACGCTCTAATCGTTCAGCGTGATCTAGCTCGGCTTGTTTCATCTGTGCCAAATGCTGTTGTTTTTGCGCCTCAAGTGCTGCGTCGGCTTGCATCTTCATCTGAGCGATTTGCATTTCAGCCTGTGCTTTGGCTTGAGCAATCTGCCCGTCAACTTGCGCCCGCATCTGGTCGGCCTGTGCCGTGGCTTGCATTTTCATCTGCTCAGACTGTGCTTGTGCTTGCAGTTTCATCATTTCAGGATCAGGTGGGGGCGGTGCAGGATTGGCTGCGGCTTGTTGCTGTTTCTGTTTCATCTGTTCCATAGCTTGGTCAATGACACCCTCAATTGGCTCGGCTTTCTTGTATGCACCAATACCGAATTTTACCAATTCCACCAGCATTGGGATCATTTCAGGCGCCTGTTGACCCATTGGCAACGCTTGGTTTAAGAACCCGCCCATCGCTTGCAAAAACTCGGTGCGATCACGCTTGTTTTGCTGCTCGTCAATCTGCACCAAGCTATCGGCATCGACTTGAATACGGAATGACCGCAAAGGCTTGTTTTTGAGCAACATTAACGCTTGCGGGATCAGCGCTTTGTCTGCATCGCTCATTGCCTCGGCAGCTGCGTATTGGATTATCGTAGACGGTTGAAACTTGGTACAAATGACCTGTGCCTTTAACTGGAATAGCTCACTCGCAAACAAAGCAACATCTTCTTGCATCGATCGCAAGCGCAGTCCGGCATACTGACCCTTGATCTGCTGGGCTGTGGCTGTTTCGCTTGCTGCGCCTTGTCCCCGCACAATGTCACTAATACCTGTGATTTCATAGATTGTTTGCTTGATCTCATCTTGCGCCCGATAGCATTGCAACAATGCGTTTGCCAACGTATCAATCGGCAGCAGATCAATTGACCCTTTTAGCCCGCCTTTCTCGCTGAACCCCATCCATTTATCAACGGGAATAAGTGTGTTGTTATCGCCTTCGGTCAAAAGACGTTGCAAGGTGGGTTGTGACGCATCGTAGACCCCACGGATACGCAACGCCTTAATCATCCCGTCGATGCGATCCGACAGAATATCCAAAGCATTAGCTTGATCTTGATACAGCACAAAATCGGGGATCGGCACAAGTGTGTCGCTTGTCATTGTGGCGTACAGAGGCTTGGCGCACGGGAAGAAGTTTTCCAACTCTAGCGGATCGTCACGCTCGTCAAGAATGTCTGGGCAACTCTTGCTGATCCAGTACACTTTGCCGCTTTCTTTATCCCACAACTCGCAAATCTTGGCGCGTGTGAAGTCTTTGGATTGAGTCGAGTAAACCTTGTTTGTTTCAGGCCCAGCATCCAAAGGAATAGATTTAGCTTCTTCTTCGCCAAACCGTTCGGCAAGGCTGTCTTTCGTCATATACACCCAACGCCAAACACAGGTCACTTCTTCCCATGTCCGCGCTACTGAATGACCGAAGTCTTTCCAATGCACATAGTCAGTTGGCGCACATTCGTATTCAATTTCTTCCTGCGGTTCGGCTTCACCCATAGCACCGTCAAGCGTCATTGCCTCTTTGGTGTCTGCTTCGTCTACATCCTCAGTCACTTGCAAGCCATCCTCGGGCATATCTTGCATCTTAACGTGCGGCTCGTACCTAACCCACGCCACGCCGCGACCACCTAAGAATCTGTCCTCAACTGCGTGTTTCATGGTCGATCTGAAATCGGAGTAATGCTCAATTTCAAAATCTAATGCCCGTTCGATTAATTGGCTTGCAACTCGAGCAACTGGGTCGTTATCCCCAAAGCGTCGAGATACGTCTGCTTTAGGTAGCCTGGCGTACACAGCAGGCACAAGCGTTGATACGTTTGACCACAGAATGTTGAATTTAGCCGTTTCGTTCGTATTCTGATTGCGGTTATCGTCGCGGTAACGCTTAACGATCTTCTGTGACCGTGATTCCCACTTC